TTACGAGGATTACGCAGAGGTTTTGGCCGAGCGTAAAGCCGAAGAAATGCTGGCACGCCGTGAAAGGGATGGCCAGCAACGTGCAATGCTAGAGTCTTATCACGAACGTGAAGAGGCAGCGCGGGACAAGTATGATGACTTTGAACAAGTCGCATACAACCCCAACCTTCCAATTACCGACGCGATGGCAATGGCAATACAAGCGTCCGACATTGGCCCCGATGTGATTTATCACTTAGGTGTCAACACTAAAGATGCCCAGCGTATTTCGCGTCTAGACCCCATTTTGCAAGCTAGGGAAATTGGAATGATTGAGGCAAGGCTTTCAGCCGAACCTACATTCAAAAAAACATCTAACGCCCCTGCACCTATTGCTCTTGTCAATGCTCGCACCGCTGGTGCGCCGACATTTGATACGACAGACCCACGGTCAGTAAAGTCCATGAGTACGTCAGATTGGATTGAGGCAGAACGGCAACGTCAGGTCAAAAAGTATGAGGCACAACGCAACCGATAATTTAGGATTATTTCCATGAGTAACTCGATTTTAACCATCGACATGATCACGCGTAAGGCGCTTGAGATTCTCGAAAACAACCTTGTTTTGACACGTAACGTAAACCGCCAGTACGACGACAGCTTTGCTGTTGAAGGTGCTAAAATTGGCTCAACCCTGCGTATCCGTCTTCCAGACCGTGCGCTTGTAACTGACGGCGCAGCCCTTCAGGTACAGGATGACAACGAGCAGTTCACAACTCTTGCTGTTTCCACCCAGAAGCACATTGGCGTTAACTTCACCACTGCTGAATTGACGATGCAGTTGGATGACTTTGCTGACCGCGTTCTCAAGCCACGTATCTCGCAGCTTGCTGCCAGCATCGACGCTGACGTTGCTAACTCGTATCTGACCATCGGTAACACGGTCGGCACGCCCGGTACTACGCCATCGACTTCGGCTGTTCTTCTTGCTGCACAACAGAAGCTGAACGAAAACGCTGCTGTAATGTCGCCACGTTATGCAACTGTTAACCCAGCCGCTAACGCTGGATTGGTCGAAGGTCTGAAGGGTCTATTCAACCCAACCGACACGATCAGCAAGCAGTTCAAGAACGGCATGATGGGTACAGGCGTACTTGGTTTCGACGAAATCAATATGTCGCAGTCCATCAAGCAGTTCACCACTGGTTCGCGTACTGCAACTGGCGGCACGACTTCGGCGGCTGTTACCACTGAAGGTGCAACCACCATCGCCATCACTGGCGCTGGCGCATCTGCTACGGTTAAGGCTGGCGACGTTTTCACTGTTGCTGACTGCTTCCAAGTCAACCCACAAACTCGTGAAAGCACTGGCTCGTTGTTCCAGTTTGTTGCTCTTGCTGATGTCACACTCAGTGGCGCTGGCGCTGGTAACGTAACTGTTGCTGCAATCTACTCGGCAACACACGCACTTGCTACGGTTAACACTCTGCCCGGTAACTCTAAGGCAATCATCTTTGTTGGTACGGCTTCTACGCAATATGCTCAGAACCTTATCTACCACAAGGACGCTATCACTTTCGCAACCGCCGACCTTCTGCTCCCACAGGGCGTAGATATGGCTTCGCGTCAGGTGCATAACGGCATTTCGCTCCGCGTTGTTCGTCAGTACGACATCAACAACGACCGTATGCCTTGCCGTATTGACGTTCTGTATGGCTACAGCACGATCCGTCCGCAGATGGCTGTTCGGATGTGGGGTTAATCTAACACGGCCCTCGGTTCGCCGAGGGCCACACTTTTTGAAGGATTTTTACTATGCCTACTTTACCTAATGGCGCCGGCGGCTATCAACTTGGTGATGGCAACCTCACCGAAGTTAACCTGTCAACGTCTCCTGTTCCTACTGCGTACACCGCGGCAGCAACAGTAACTACTCTTGATTTGTCTGGTGGTCTTATTGTCTACACTTCGGCGTCGACAGCAGACCTTACACTTCCTGCGGTTACCGTTGTTAACGCTGACATCAGCAGCGCAAAAATCAACTCAGCATTTGATATTGCTTTGGTTGCTACCAGCACTGGCGTACCTACTATCGTAGTAGGCACTGGCTGGACGTTGGTTGGCTCCGGCGCAGGCGTTGCATCGCGCAGCGTATTGTTCCGTGCTGTTAAAACTGGCGAAGCTACGTACAACCTGTACCGTATCGCTGGCTAATAGGTTTGCCCCGGCTACGGTCGGGGCATCCTTTTTAGGAGAAAACTAATGCCCAATACAAAACCTATTGGTGTTGCTTACCTCGACCAAGACATTATTGGCGCGCAATTTGTCTTGGCTGATGAGCAAATCGGCTACACCGCTGCAGCACAAGGTACGGTTACACAGGCGACAGACAAGTCAACTGCCGTAACGCTAAACAAGCCTGCTGGCCGTATCACCATGAACAACGCGTCGCTGACTACTGCCACTAACGCTACGTTCACGCTGAACAACAGCTTCATTTCTGCAAATGACACTGTTATTCTTACTATCTCTGGCGGCCAAGCGACTGCTGGATCATACAACGTGTTTGCTAACTCGCTGGCTGCTGGCTCTGTCAGCATCAGCCTGCGTAACATTTCTGGCGGTACGCTGTCAGAAGCAGTAGTGATTAACTTTGCTATTCTGCACTGCGTATAATTAATTTGGGCGGCTTTCGGGCCGTCCATTTTTAGATTTTTTGCGAGGATTTTGGCATGACTACGGCTGGGGACATAATTAACGGTTCGCTTAGACTGCTAGGCGTTCTGGCAGAAGGCGAAGTTCCATCGGCTGAAACGTCGCAAGACGCACTGCGCGCTATGAACCAGATGATTGATAGCTGGAACACAGAGCGTCTGTCCGTTTTCTCAACACAAGACCAAGTATTCACATGGCCTTCGGGCATCATCAGCCGCACGCTTGGGCCGACCGGCAACTTTGTCGGCAACCGCCCTGTCCTGCTTGATGACGCAACGTACTTTGTCGATCCCGGCACTGGCGTCAGCTACGGCATTAAAATGATTAACCAGCAGCAGTATGACGGCATCGCGGTCAAGACTGTAACGTCTACTTTCCCGCAAGTTATTTTTGTCAACATGACATACCCAGACATTGAAATGTTTATCTACCCGCGCCCTACGCGCGACCTGACATGGCATTTTATTTCGGTTGAAGAACTTACGCAGCCTGCAACGCTGGCAACCGTATTGAGTTTTCCTCCCGGCTATCTGCGTGCGTTCCGCTATAACTTGGCGTGCGAAATGGCGCCTGAGTTTGGTGAGGAACCGTCGGCACAGGTCCGCCGCATTGCTATGTCCTCGAAGCGTAACATTAAACGCATCAACAACCCTGATGACATTATGTCTGTACCGTACAGCCTTATTGCTTCACGCCAACGCTTTAACATCTATGCAGGGAATTACTAAATGACTAATATTGCTATCTCCGCGCTGCCGGTTGCCGCTTCGCAAGCTGGCGCTGATGTATTGCCGATTGTTCAGGCTTCGACCAGTACAACTAAGCAATTATCCGTAACCAACCTATTCACCAGCCCCGCGTTTGTTACGCCCGCATTAGGAACGCCGACCAGCGGTAACCTGTCGAATTGCACCAGCACATCTATGGTGTTGACAACTCCGATATTAGGAACGCCAACCAGCGGTAACCTGTCGAATTGCACCAGCACCTCAATGGTATTAACAACTCCGATATTAGGAACGCCGACCAGCGGTAACCTGTCGAATTGCACCAGCACATCTATGGTATTAACAACTCCTGTGCTTGGCGCCGCAACCGGCACAAGTCTAAGCGTTACAGGAAACATTGTTATTAGCGGCACTGGAAAACTTGGCTACACAACCGGTTCTGGCGGAACAGTTACCCAAGCTACCAGCAAGGCAACCGGCGTGACGTTGAGCGAGTCAACCGGCCAGATTACGCTAAACGCCGCCGCGCTTGCCGCAGATACTACGGTCAGCTTTACATTAACTAACACCGTTATTGAGGCGAACGATATTTTAATATTGAACCATATCAGCGCTGGTACGGCAGGGTCTTACCTGCTCAATGCTCAGTCCGCCGCGGGTTCAGCCAGCATTAACGTGCGAAACATTACCGCTGGTTCATTGAGCGAGGCTATTGTAATTTCTTTTGCGGTAATCAAAGCGGTAACGACGTAAATGAAAACGCCGATCCTTGGGTCGGCGTATGTCGCTAGAAGCGTCAACGCCGCCGACAACCGCATGGTCAATCTGTTTCCAGAGATTGTCGCCGAAGGCGGCAAGGAACCCGCGTTTCTTCAGCGCGCGCCGGGATTGACTGTGTTGGCTACCGTTGGCGATGGCCCTATTCGCGGGCTGTGGACATATGGCGACTATGGCTACGCCGTGTCTGGCGATACGCTGTACCGAATCGACAGTAGCTGGAACGCGGTAGCTAAAGGTTCTGTAGGCGGCTCTGGCCCTGTCAGCATGGCTGACAATGGCACGCAGCTATTTATTGCGGCTAACCCGCAAGGCTACATTTACAACGCCAACACTGACGTGTTCCAGCAGATCACCGACCCTGACTTCCCCGGCGCGGGCACGGTCGGTTACATCGACGGCTATTTTGTGTTTAACGAACCCGGCACACAGAAAATCTGGGTTACGCAGTTGCTCGACGGCCTGTCCGTTGACCCGCTAGAGTTCGCCAGCGCCGAAGGCAATCCAGACAATGTTGTAGCTATCTTTGTAGACCACCGCGAAGTCTGGGTGTTTGGCACAAACTCAACCGAAGTCTGGTATGACGCAGGATTGCTCGACTTTCCGCTAACACGTATCCAAGGTGCGTTTAACGAACTGGGCTGTGCTGCCCCGTACAGCATCGCCAAGATGGACAACCAAGTCTATTGGCTAGGCAAGGACGCACGCGGCCAAGGCATCGTCTACAAGGCCGCTGGCTACATCGGTCAGCGCGTGTCTACGCACGCTATCGAATGGCAGATGCAAGAGTATGCTGACCTGACAGACGCTGTTGGCTACACGTATCAGCAGGACGGCCACAGCTTCTACGTCCTGAACTTTCCCAGCGCCGACACTACATGGGTTTATGATGTTGCCACTGGCGCGTGGCATGAGCGCGCGTCGTTTGCTAACGGCGATTTTAACCGCCACCGTGCCGACAATCAGATGTTCTTCAACAGCACCACGGTTGTAGGTGACTACGAAAACGGCAAGATTTATGAGTTTGACCTGAACGTGTACGCTGACGATGGCGCACCGCAAAAATGGCTGCGGTCATGGCGCGCGCTACCTACGGGCGCTAACAACCTTGCGCGTACTATCCAGCACTCCATGCAACTTGACTGCGAGACAGGCGTTGGGCTTAACTTATATCCCGCTTACGATGCTGAAGACCTTGCCACTGAATCAGGTGACATCCTCGTGGCCCAGTTTGTGCAAGGCTATTTGACTACGCAAGCCGGTGACCAGTTAGTCACGGAAGCCAACGATAATAACGAGCCATTGGTTACCCAAGTGCAACCCGCCGAAGATTACAACGGATACGTGCTAGAAACGGAAGCATACCCTGAAGCGCCGGGGTATACCCCGCAAGCTATGCTGCGCTGGTCAGACGATGGCGGCCATACATGGTCTAACGAACATTGGAAGTCGATGGGCAGAATTGGTAGATTTGGGCATCGCACCATCTGGCGTCGTCTTGGCGCGACGATGAAGATACGTGACCGCGTCTACGAAGTGTCGGGAACAGACCCTGTACGGATTTACATCATGGGCGCTGAACTAGCCATCAGCGGGACAAGCGCATAATGGCACTAGCGCCGATCAACCCCACACAGTTAACGCCGCCACGCGTCGCCTTTATAGACGAGCGGTCAGGCGCGATTAGCCGTGAATGGTATCGGTTCTTCTTATCGCTGTTGACTGCGACGCAGACCAACCAAGATGAAGTCGAGTTAGCGCCTGACGCTACGGCGCTGATAGCATCCTATGACGCCATGTTGGCAGAACTAGCACAGGCTACAGAGACGCAGCCTGATGGTGCGTCTGCGGCTGACGTGGCGGTCGTGCAGAGCGACATTCAGGCGCTAGAGTCAACACCGCCCAGCGCGTCAGCATCTGAATTGGCTGTCTTGCAAGCAGAAGTTTTTGGTTTAGGGCTTGAGCCGCGTGCGGAGTTAGGGACAATCGCATCTAAAAATAAAGGCGCGTCTGGCTCTTTCTTGGCCGGGGTAACCACCGTCACAGTGGTTGACGGCATTATCACCAGCATTGTTTAAGGAGAATACCAATGGCCGTTTCTATCAGTAACATCATCCCCGCTAAGACAGCGGAGGCCGCGCAGACAACGCAGTACACGTCGAATGGCGTGCAGACGATCATCGACAAATTTACCGCGACTAACTACAGCGCGACCGCTGCAACAATCAGCGTCAACCTGATTACGGCTGCTGGCAGCGCGACCGACAGCAACTTGATTGTCGATACCAAAACGCTTCAGCCTTTAGAGACATATACGTTTCCTGAATTGGTTGGTCATGTGCTACCTAACAATGGCTTCATCAGCACAATCGCTGGCACGGCTACGTCCATCAACATTCGTGCGTCAGGTCGGCTAGTCAGCTAATGCAGCCCTTCGTCGTATTTTCATTACCAAGATCGCGGTCAGCTTGGCTGTCCCGCTTTCTGACTTATGGTGAATGGATGTGCGGCCACGAAGAGTTACGACATATGCGTAGCCTTGACGATGTGCAGGCATGGTTTTCGCAACCTAACATTGGCACTGCGGAGACAGCCGGTGCGCCTTGGTGGCGGCTGCTAGACAGGTTTGCCCCTGACGCCCGCGTTCTGGTTGTGCGCCGTCCCCGCGATGAAGTTGCCGAAAGTCTACTGAACCTACACGGCACGCAGTTTGACCGCGACAAACTTGACGCGATACTGCTGAAGCTAGACCGCAGCCTAGACCAGATAGAAGCGCGGTTGCCCAACGTCTTGTCAGTGTCCTTTGATAGCCTGAACGAAGAAGACACTTGCGCTGCTGTATTCGAGCATTGTCTCCAACTGCCGCATGACCCCGCGCACTGGGCGCAGATGGCGCCTATCAACATTCAGATCAGTATGCCTGCCTTGATGCGACACTACGCCGCCTATGCTCCTGCAATGGACAAGCTGGCGTCGATTGCCAAGCATGAAACAATAGCGGCGTTTGAACCAGAAATTAACGAGCCGCCTGAAGGCATCACTTTCCAGACAGAAGACTTTGATAGTTGGGTGCAAGACGCTGACAAGCTGTTTGACAAGCATCTTATTCAAGTGGGCGAGACACCGGGCAACTGGCAAAATAAAAACTTGCCGCTAATGCGCGGGTTAGATAATGTTGGCGCCATGCAGATAATGACTGCGCGTTGCAATGGTAGGATGTTTGGCTATCTGATGACAATCATATCGCCGTCACTGGTATCGCCAGACATTTTGACAGCTACGAATACCACATTCTTTGCGTCTCCAGAGTTCCCCGGCTTGGGGTTGAAGCTGCAACGCGAAGCAATTAAAGAATTAAAAAATAAAGGTGTTGACGAAGTGTTTTTTGAGGCAGGGAAAAGGGGTTCTGGCCCGCGTATTTCTATGCTATATAAGCGTCTAGGCGCGCAAGATCACGGTATCTCATACCGTCTGCAACTGAAGGAAGCGTAAAATGGGTTTAGGTGCAATGGTAGCAGCCGGCGTAGGCGCCGCAGCATCAATCGGCAGCGGTATTATGGCCAGCAACGCGTCTAAGAAAGCATCTAGGGCGCAAGTTCAAGCAGCGCAGGATGCCAATGCTGCCCAAGAGCGTATGTTCAAAGAGCAGAACAGGCTGCAAGAGCCGTTCCGTCAAGGTGGGCTTACCGCGCAAAATGAAATTATGCAGTTGCTGGGTATCGGCGGCGACAAAGCCGCTGCGGGTTACGGCAGCCTCGGTAAGTCTTTTGGCCAAGCAGACTTTGAACAAGACCCCGGTTATGGGTTTCGTCAAGCGGAAGGTATGAAGGCGCTAGAGCGATCAGCAGCGGCCCGCGGCAATCTGCTGTCCGGCTCCACCCTAAAGGGTGTGCAGCGTTTTGGGCAGGACTTAGCCAGCCAAGAATATCAGAACGCATTTAACCGCTATCAAGTTGAGCGGTCTGCCAAGCTGAACCCGCTGCAATCGCTGATGGGTTCTGGTCAGTCCGCAACTAACGTAATGACCAGCGCCGCAGGGCAGGCAGGGCAGAACCAAGCATCAAACCTGTACAACGCCGGCCAAGCCCGTGCATCTGGTTACATCGGTTCTGCTAACGCACTGTCGAACGCGCTGGGCCAAGTCGGTTCTATTGCAACTAACTATCCTATGAACAAAGCCGTAATAGGCTATTATAACCGCGGCGCTGCTGGCAGCGGGCGCAGGCCTTACGATACGCCTCCGTATATCCCACCATCAGACGACGGATAATATATTATGCCAAACCAAATGATAGCCCTTCAGTCGCGCGGCGCAAAAATGCTTGATCCTACGGCTCAAACTGCAAAGTTTGTCAACATGATGAACATGGCAAAGCAGCAGGAAGCGGCGCAGCGTCAAGCATCCTTGGCGCAACAGTCGATGGATATTGACCTAGCCGAAGAAGGTCGCCAAAAAGAATTGCACGGCCCTGCGCTTAAAAAAGCCCAGCTAGAATATGTAGGCTTGGTAGCGGATCAATTTAGTCGAGACGTAGCAAAATTAAAGGAAGGCGACGTCGCTGGGGCTGAAGCCTTGCGCGCAAATGTTGTAAAGGAAATTCCTGCATGGAATGATTACATACGTCCAGCGTCTGAATGGACGACGGAATACAGAACGCAACTGATGCTAAAAGGTAAGGAAATAGCTGATAAAACTATTCCCGACGTTGTAGCCAGTAAGGAATATGCCGGTAAAGGCGCTGTTGACGCTCAAGGAAACCCTATACCAGAAAATACAATTATAGACACCCGTATAGGCGGTTTCACTGGCGCTGCTAGAAGCACCCCCTTGCGCGACACTAGTGCGGATACCCCCGCGCCCCGCGCAACACCGACCGCGGCACCAGAGATGTCGCCTAGCCCCGTGCCAGTAGGTGGGTTTGGCGAAACTAGAGTTGCGCCTGACGGCGGACAGCTTGACGAATTTCAGCAAGATCATGTCCGTCGGATGAAAGAAGGGCTGGGTATGTCAAACACCCCTGCATCCTTTACTGGCGGCGCGGGAGCAGGGCAAATCACGCCTGAAGTAATGTCGCGGATTGCGGACTCTGCGTTCCAAACAGGCGTCATAGCACAGGTAGACTTTGACCAGCTTTTAGCTACACAACCGCCTGAGAATAGACAGGCGTTTACAGACGCTTTTCGTCGGGCCAACATTACGCTCCAAGCGGATGCACCATCGCTGGCTGACAGCGGAATGGGCCAGCAGCAGATGGCGGCTAACCCTGTGCAAACACCGCAGGCAAGGTTTGCGGATATGCGCGGGCCTGCGTTGCAATCGCAGACCGCCGGTTTGCGCGGTGCGCCGCCAATGGAACAAACGATGGCGCAGTACATACCTGTTCAGCGGCGCGACCCGAATGTGGCTCCCGCTCCTGCGGAGACGCCTGAACAGGCTGGGCGCAGGGCGCTCCTTGGCCGATCGTCGCCTGCGGAAGAAGCAGCTAAAGAAATAGCTAAACTGCAAGCCATTGAAGCCTTTGAAGAAGCCAACAAAGGCCCGCGATTAAAACGTAAAATTGAAGAAGTGTACACTGCTGAACGCGCCAAAAAAGACTCCGACTTTTTGGAAACCTACACCGACAGCACATCTAAAAGCCGCATCGGATTAAACGTCTTAGACCAGATGATCGGCGACGCTCGTATTGAAAAAGGCCGCGTTGTCATACCCAAGGGCGGACGCGCCCCCCACCCCGGCTTTGAAGGTGTGGTGGGTTTGGGTTTTCCGGGTGTTCGGTTTGTCCAAGGTACGGAAGCCGCAAATTTCGATGGTCTTTTAGAACAAATAAAAAGTAATGCCTTTTTGAAAGCCTTTAATGATTTACGTGGTGGTGGCTCCATAACCGTAATAGAAGGCGACAAAGCTACTGCCGCGCTAACCCGTATGAGCCGGGCGCAATCAGAAATTGAGTTTGTTAGGGCGGCGCAGGAGTTTAGAGATACTTTACGTGATGGCATTAAAAACGCTGACAAACGCTACGTTAGATTAACGGGTGAAACCCCCGCAGCCGCGCCTGCGCGCCGTAAGACGCCGACCAAAGGTAGCGACGGATGGGGACAAGCTAAAGTGGTAGGTAACTGATGCCGATATATGAAATGATGGCGCCTGACGGGCGCAAATATCGCATCACTGGCCCTGCCGGCGCGACAAACGCGCAAGTTAAGGCTAAAATTCTGGCGCAGTATCCAGAGTCAGGCACTCGCCCTACGACTAGTCGCACCGCAGCCGTCATATCCGGTATTGAACGCGGCATGAAGCCGGTTGCGGAAGCGTTTTCTTACCTTAACCCGCTGGCTTACATCCCTGATCCTACATCCCTAAACCCTTTTGCTTCTACAAAACGCAATTTAAGCTCGCTCATAACAGGGACACCCGCCGAGCGAAGGGAACAGCAGTTAGGCACGCTGGGCGCGAGAGCGCAAAAAGACCGGCCTAACTATTTTACGGGCGGCAAAATTGCGGGTGAAGTTCTCGCTACCGCGCCTGTCGGCGTAGGTATTGGTACAGGCATACGCTTAGGCGGCAAAGCACTTACTACGGTTGCCCCTCGCGTCGCCACGGCATTAGAAAACTTAGGCCGCGCCACGGTTACCGCTGGTGCTGGTGTGCGCGCGCCGTCTAAGGCTGCTGTAGCCGCCGGTCAAAACGTAGTCGCGGGACGCGGGAAACGTATGGCTACACGCGCTGTGGCTGGCACTCTTACGGCTGTTCCTTCCGCCATCCTAACGGATAACGATATATTAGAGGCTGCTGCTGGCGGTGCTATTATTCCGGTGATTGGTCACATGGCTAAGTTTGGCGCCGGCAAGACGTTTGATTTTCTTGCGGGGCGGCTTGGTGAAGTGGAAGCAGCTAGAATTTTACGTGAACTAGTTAGCAGCAATGCAGACGCTATAACAAAAGCGTTGAGCAACGCACCGGCAAAAATAAAAGCCAGCACGGCTGAGTTCCTAGCATCTAAAAAGCTGCTCACACCAGGTATTGCTGCGGCCACGCTCAAGGCAACCAAAGGTAAATTTAGCGGAGAACTTGTAGATGTAGCCAGCGAACGCGCGGCAGCGCAGAAAATTGTGCGGGATCGTCTCCGCGGCGGCAAAACTGAAACAAACGCTATGACTAAGATTGCGGCGGCTAAAAAGGCGTTGCAAGACGAAACCGCAATTCAACGCGAACAGGCGCTAGGCCCGGCGGACATTGGCCGTACCGTTATTGCGCCTGCTGAACGGAGGGCCGCTCAAGCCCGCACCGCGTTACAGAATGAACTTGACACCGCCGCAAGGTATATGGACGACCCGAACTTTGACGCCCGCATAAGCCAATATTTGGAAGACGCGCGGTCTGCCGACGAAGTTGCGGCTAATTTGCGCGCGCAAGGTCTTGAGAAGCTAGATATTTCAAAAGTAGTAGCTAACCTGCGCGCGCAAGCGGACAATGCAGAGTTTGTCAGCCCTGATCGGTTTAGGATACTGTCAGAATTTGCAAACAATCTGGAACGCCGTGCAGCTAAAATGGGTGGTACCATTGACGCGCAAGGGCTTTACTTAGCCCGCCGCGAAATGGGTAACTTTGTATCCAGCATTTTAGGCACAACAGACCCTAAAGCATTGCGTCAAGGCACATCCCAACTTGTCGCCGCAGCGCAACAGCCGATTGACGATGCCATCGAAGCGGCTGGCGGTGCCGGATGGAAAGACTACCTGAACACTTTTGCTAAAGGTATGCAAGATATTGAGCGTCAAACATTTCAGCGTAAATTAGCAGGGCTTCCAGACGATCAGCTTGCTAAAGTTATGGCTGGCGGCGACCCTGACTTTGTTACAAAAAACTTAGGTTTTGGCCGGTTTGACATTAACGAAGAATTGCAAGGTCCAGTGTTAGCTACAACCAAAAAACTGGGCCGCGACATCGAAGCGCAAATAGATGTAGAACAAACAGGTTTAGGAAATTTAAACCCAAGTCAACGGCTTGGATTTGATGAAGGCGCGCGCTCTAAGGTCGAGGG